ACAACAAATATCGTAATTTTCGATATGGAGTAAAGCCTGCTCAGCACAGTATTCATGCGGAAATTGATGCCCTAAGTCATATTCCCTATACAACAAATCTTCAGCTTGATTATTCCAAGGTTAAAGTTTATATCTATAGGGTTTCTTTTGGACACAAAAGCGGACATGGATTAGCAAGACCTTGTAATGGTTGTATTCAGGCTTTGCGGGACAAGGGAATACGTCATATCTATTATTCAACAGACGATGGTTTTGCTTATGAAAGGCTCGATTAATATGTTGAATTGGTGTTTGTTCTTTTTGATTATTGTTTTTGGTCTTATGGTTTGGTGGTTTTTCCATGGGAATAATTTCCCGCCGAACGATAAATTACTTCTAACAGTTGAGCCTTAATTTGGAGAAAAAAATGAGATTTTACGCCAAGGATAATGAAGTTGATTCAAAAGAATTCTCTGTTGAGATAGCATATGGCTACGAAAGAGACGATGATGAATATATTACAGAAGATTGTGGCACATATGATTCCGCAAGCTTAGAGCCAGTTTATGAGGACATTCCTGTAATTTTAGACTATATTCCAAAAGTTTCGATGCTTCTCTTGGTAAACGGAAAACCAATCTGCGAAGTTGTTTATGATACATCTTCTCTTAAAAATGATGCGATGGACAATATCAAGTATGAAAAAGATGATTACAACAAGGCTGAATATTACGGCTCTGCTGACGAAGATGATGCAGATGATTATCTTCTTTCTATTAGTGAAAATGACCCATTGTTAACATTTTATTTTGAAGATTCGTTTGAAAGTTGTGAAGAACTTCCTTATATTTTTGGAACAAGGGATATTGTCGAGCAAATTAAAAAGATTAACAATGAAAACATTGTTTCTTTTAAAACATTTAAGGAGTAATTATGCTTAAAGGCAATGTACTAAAGAACGCTTTTCTGAACAGCGGTTTTTCTGAGAAGGCAGATAAAAAGCGCAAGCGTAATTTTTCCCGCAAGATTAAGTGCCGTGCTTGCGGAACAGAAATGATTCGTCATGAAGGCACTAACGTTATCGCTTGTCCAAATTGCGATGCAAGTTTTATTCTAACAGATAAGTAAAATTTTTAAAAAACAAAAATTTTTACTTGACTTGAGAATAATTTTCGTGTTATAATATATATTAGCAAGCGAGGGAAACCAAACTTGTTGTACTCTGAAAGATGAATATTGAAAACGATTTTTAACCATGTGTATGCCGTTGGTCAACGGGTCATGGGAGCAGTTAAACTCGCGAACGTAAGAGGATACCCTTACGTATAGGCAGAGAGTTAGTTATCAGTAATGATAATTAATACGACCAGATAAGCTGGTGAATTAATTGCTGCGCAAGTAATAATCGTAAACGCAAAAAGTCTAGTCACCTGGGGTGGAACAATAGACGGCTCTGTGAGCAAGAATCCAAGTTAGGGTTGGGGTGGAAGCCAATCAGTCCTTGGAAATCCAATAATCCACTCTGTAGTTGAAGCCGAGAAATTGGCTATAACCAGGGCAGCTAGGACAAGTAGCCGAAGCTACAGCATATTGACTAATTAATCGCTCGTGAAAGAGCGAAACGAAAAGAAAATTTGCTGAATGACTGGTGAAAGTTGGAGGTAAAGTCCTCCTGCGGAAATGGCTTTTAGCTGGGGTAAGAAGCAATAGGGTAGCTCCCTATTGTTCAGCCTTATCTCCCGCATGACTGAATATTGGGCGTTTATTATTTGTAGGACGAAGGTCCAAAAATGTTTTCTATATTCGTCTTTTAGAGTATTTTTTTTGGGATATGCAAAAGCTAGTGAGTTAGGCTCTGCCCAAGATATTGAATAGAATTGACTACCTATTCTCTTATTCATCGTCATCAAACGGTACAGGTCCGCAAGCAGACGTTTAGTCAACGGAGATACGACAAGGTTGCTTGGAAAATGGAGTTTTTCTTTTTTGAAAGTTTTTTCTTTTCTTCGGAAAAACAGAAAAATTTTTGCTTTTTATAAAAATTCAAGAAAGGCTATTTTATGATTGCTGGTCCTATTTTCGATGAAGAGGAATGGTCTGCAAGTGACGAAGGTTGGCTTGACGGACTCCATATGCTTAGACAAGAAGAAAAGCGTTTGCGGAAATTCAAGGAGAACAACTCTAAGCAATATCAGCGCAGACAAAAAGACAAAGAACGAACTCTTCAAAAAAAGAAAAGAAAGAATGAGAAATTACAGGAATTATAAGGCTTGTGTGAATAATAAAAGAAGGGGTAATTGTATATATGATTACCTCTTCTTTTTTTGTAGAGATAAGAAAGAGGTGAATTTTGAAAAATAATTTTTATACAGAAGATAGTATTGAATCATTAACACCTATCGAACACGTACAGTTGCGACCAGGTATGTATATTGGCAGTACAGAAAATCCCAATCAACTACTTTTGGAAATTTTTAGTAATGCCTTAGATGAACACAATATTGGACACGGTAATTTAATTACCGTAGATGTTGATGAAAAAACTGGTGAATGTCATGTTTTAGATGAAGCACAAGGCTTCCCTATTAATCAAGTCAGAGAAGATGGAAAAACAATTCTTGAAGCATCTTTTTCTGTTTTGAATACATCTGGCAAATATTCTGATGACGGAGTTTATGAGGGAACTTCGCTAGGATTAAATGGTATCGGGGCAAAAGCCGCAAACTTTCTTTCTGAGACTTTTAAAGTTATATCCTGGAATGAAAAAAATTATGAGTCTTTGACTTTTAAAGACGGAATCCTCCAAGAGAGAAAAGTCGGTAAGGCAAAAGAACTAGAGGTAAATTCAAAAACAGGAACAGATATTTACTATCTTCCAAAAGCAAAATACTTCTCTTCTATTCATACAGATATTTCATTTTTCAAAAAATTCTTTAATGATATTTGCTGCCTATGTAATGATTTGTCTATCAAGTTTAATAGCGAATTAATTCACCATGACAGCATCGAAGATATTCTAGACCTCAAAAAGGGAAATAATTTTGAAGTTACCAAGAGCAGATTAGTCATTGAGGAAAAAGACTTTAAGCTAGGAATGACCTTTACATCTGCGGACAGCGATAAAATTATTCCTTATGTTAATTATGGTTTGACGGATACTGGTCCGCATATCACAAGTCTTAAATCTACTCTTACTAAGGTTTTGAATAATTGGGCAAAGTCCAATGGACTCTTGGGAGAAAATGATAAAACATTAGATGGAAATTCTTTGCGGGAAGGCTTACTACTTGTATGCAACATCAATTCTCGTGGAGTAGTTTATAATGCTCAAGTTAAATCAACCATTGTTAAAATTAATTCTGACTTTGATAAGGTTTTTGCTCGTGAATTAGAATTATGGTTAGATAGTAATCCAGACGATGCAACGGCAATCATTGAGAAGGCTCTCATTGCCCGAAAAGCAGCAGAAGCAGCTAAAAAGGCTAGGGCAAGAATTAAGGCTGCGGGAAATGGTCCTAAAAAGAAATTTATTGATATGCCGACAACTCTTATTGACGCTACGTCAAAAAACAGGAAAGATTGTGAATTAATCATCGTTGAGGGATTGTCCGCAGCTAGTTCCTTAGTTGCCCAGCGTAATGCAAAGACAACTGCGGTTTATTCGATTCGTGGTATGATGTTGAATGTTCAAAAGACTTCAACTGATAAAATCATAGAGAATAAAGAGATTAATAATTTAGTTTTGGCTCTTGGACTTGAGTATTCCAATGGCAAAATGATTTTTGATGAAAATAAATTGAGATATGGTAAAATTATTGCCGCATCAGACGCAGACCCAGCGGGAAATGAAATTGAAAATCTTTTGTTTAATATTCTTTGGCAAATGTGTCCAGAGCTTATTACAAAAGGATATGTATATTCCGCAGAACCACCTCTTTATAGGGTAACATTAAGTGATAATAGTTATCATTTTATTGATGATGCGGAAATGCTTGCTGAATTCAAAAAGATTCATTCTAATATTAAAGATATTCAGAGGGCAAAAGGGTAAGAGATAGTCTGGCCCTTATCTACTTTACCGTTTATCAGCGGGGTCACATTTGTGGCTAACGAGGGAGTCTGACCGCTTATATAAAATCTTGGTCATTTCACGGTTTACCTGAAATGGATAATTTATATATAGTAGAAGATAATCTCGTGGGAAATATTAAACTATAAAAAAAGTATTATCTTCTATTTTAATGTAAAAGGAGGTAATATTTTGATAGGAATTTATAAAATTACAAATTATAGTTTAATAAACCTGTAACGACTATCTCCTTTGTCGGAGAGTACTGACGCTATTGATACGCGTTGGGAAAAGGTAGACTACTATAAAACAATAGTAGAAGAAATAGTCTGTACCTTTAGAAATAAAGGAATAATACGTAGCAGAAATGCAGCCAGAACAGTTAGCAGCAGCAGTCTTAGATGAAGAAACTAGAAAGATTAAGCAACTTACTGTTTCTGATATTGAAGCAACTAATAAGCTTTTTGTAGACCTATATGGTCCTGTGGTTGCTCCACGAGTAGAATATATCAATAGCAATCCTTGGGGGGTGCAAGTAGATTATGAATAAAATTGACATCCAAGAGGAGCTAGGGAAAAATTTTTTAGTATATGCTATTGACACCGACCAAAACAAGGCTTTCCCTGCGGTCGCTGATGGACTATTACCTGGCGCAAGAGCTGCATTGTGGGAAATGTACAAGCAGAAGTATTTTAGCAATAAACCTCATGTAAAATCAGCTAAAGTTGCTTCTGGTGTTATTGGTCGCTGGTGGCCGCACAATCAAGATGCAACCTACGGTACGCTGGTCCGCATGGCACAGCCTTTTGTTGAGAATACTTGTGAGATTGATTTCCAAGGTGCTGTTGGTAATACAATTATTGGTCAACAAAGTTATGGTTCTGCTCGTTATACAGAAATGCGCCTATCCCCACTAGTTGAAAAATATATGCTTGCGGGAATTGAGAAAGACAATTCTGAAATGATTTGGAATTATCTCCAAGACGAAAAATGGCCTCGTGTTTTTCCAAGTATTTTCCCAAGGCTTTTGGTAAATGGCTCAATGGGTTTAGGTGTTGGTATGAGCCAAAACTTTGTCCCGCATAATCTAACTGACACTTGTAATCTAATTGTTAATTATCTCAAAACAGGTGAATTAGATAACAAAAGTTATTTTCCAGATTTTCCTACTGGGGCAACTATTGTTAACAAAGACGATTTAAGTCTGATTAATAAAAATGGTCATGGTAAAGTAATTATGGAATCTAAATATATTAAGAGTGAGAAGAACCATGCTCTTAAATTTATTGAATTCCCTTATCAAGTTTATATTGAGCCAACTATTGATAAGATTAAACAAGCGGTAAATGCGGGAAAAATTGTATCTGTAGATGACATTCTTAACACAAGTGATAAATCTCATATTTCTATTAGTGTTAAGGTCAAACCAGAATTTACTCTTGATTATTGCGTGAATGAGCTTTTCTCTAATTCCCCTCTGCGAACTCAAATTAATGTAAACCAAAATGCAATCATTAATCAAATCCCCGAGAGAGTCAACCTAAAGACTATTTTAGATGTTTATCTCAAAAATAATTTCGCTTGCTTGTCAAAAGTATATCAATATGATTTAAAAATGGCAAAGGCTAGACTTGAAATTATAAATGGCTTACTAATCGTTCTAGAGAATACTGATAAGGTTGTCAAAATCATTAAAGATAGCGAACAGCCAAAAGCTGAATTAGCAAAAGCATTTAATCTTTCTGAAGAACAGATTAAAGCTATTATGGATATGAGATTGACTAAACTCTCTAAAATGGAGAATAAAAAACTCCTTGCGGAAAAAGAGGATAAGATTAAAATTATCAAGGATTGTGAAGAAGTCTTATCTTCTGATGAAAAGCAAAAGTCAATTTTGATTTCCCGCATAGAAGAAATGAACAAAGAATTTGGTGGCGAAAGAAAAACAGAAGTCATTCAAAAAGAGTTTACAAGGACAGTTTCTTCTGCTTCTGGACCAAAAGAAAAAGTGATTGAAGATATTGTATTTACCCTTAATCCTCTTGGATATGTTCAGAATATCCCTTTAAAGATTTTCCGCAAAGGAAAGTTTGATGCGGTCAAGACTACCTCCGATGATATTGTTTTGCTTTTTAGTAATCAAGGTAGGTATTTCAGAGTTGGCACAAAAGATATTAAATCTTGCACAAATACCGACAAGGGAACGGCTCTAGGTAGTGTATTAGACTTGCAAAATAAAGAGAAGATAGTTTCTATGTATAGCAATATTCCAAGTGAAAATAAGCCTTACATTCTTTTCGTCACAACCAATGGAAAAGTCAAGAAAACTATCTTTGAACAATATGCGGGAAAAACTAGAAATGTTAAAGGCTTAGCCGCAACCAACATTCAAGATGATGATTCTCTTTTGGCAGTAGCTCCTACTAATGGAAATGATATTATTTTATTTACTAAAAATAAAAAGTATATCCGTTTTGCCGCAGATGAAATTAATCCAAGTGGAAGAAATACGACAGGTGTCACAGGAATTAAACTTGCGGAAAATGATGAAGTAATCAAAGTTGAAATTGTTGGTCCAAAAGACAAGCCAGAATACATCAAAACAAAACGTGCGGGAAAAGGAAGAAAATATGAGTGAGCTTTACCCAAATAGTACGCAGATTAAACCTATGAAATATGGCAAGGCTGCGGAAAATTGGCAAGAAGTCGTAAAGTCTGGGGAATATGTTGCTCAAACTAAAAAAGACGGAGCGCATTATATCCTAGAAAAGACAAATGATGGACAAATCTACCTTTTTGGCAGGACTGTATCTAAAGTTACTGGGGAAATGACGGAGAAGTCTGCCAATATCCCGCACATCTGTACTTGGGCAAAAGAAAATCTTCCTAATGGAACAATTCTGTGCGGGGAAATTTATTATCCAGGAAAAACCTCTAAAGACGTAACCAAGGTTATGGGAGCGAAGCCAGAGAAAGCTATTGATAGACAAGAAAATCTTTATGGACTTATTCATTATTATATTTTTGATTGTCTTAAATTCAACAAAGAAAGCTTAATGGATAAGCCGTTTATTGAAAGATTTAATTATATCTCTGACCTTTATAAAGATGAGACTGTCCGCAGACCTTATTATATTGAATATGCTTTTCCTTGTGCGGGGAACATTCCCGCAACCATCAATCGTTGGCTTGAACAAGGAGAAGAAGGAGCAGTTGTTAAGAGAAAAGACGGATTGTATATTCCCGATAAAAGACCAGCAGAAAACTTCAAAGTCAAGCAAAAAGTCGATAGTATTGATGTAGTTATTACTGGTCTGCTTGACCCGCAAAGAGAATACCGAGGAAAAGAATCTGACACTTGGTCATATAAAGATGCTGCGGGAAACCTTATTACAAAATCCGCATATCTTGGGTGGAAAGATGGAATCTCTATTGGTGCATATCAAAATGGCAAATTAGTTACTTTTGGCAAAGTTACTTCTGGTATTACGGATGCCATGAAAGAAGATATGACAAAGAACCCAGAAAAATATATTGGTCACACTTGTTCTATTCAATGTATGAGTGTTGATAAAAAAGAGCAGACATTGCGTCACGCTTTCTTCCTCTTCTTGCGAGAAGATAAAGACCCCTCTGATTGTTTAATGTCAGATATTTTCTAGATTTTTTCTTGACTGCGGGAAAAATCTGTGATATAATTATTTCATAAAGATAAGGACATGAGGAAAAAGGAGAAAAATATGTCTTATATGCTAACTAACAAAACTCGTGCGGTTCTCGATGCTCTACAAGGTCTAAAGAAGCCTGTTTGCTCAAAAGAGCTTGCAGAACTCGCTGACAAGTCTGACTGCCTAGAGGGTGATGAAACCGTCAATTCTCGTGGTATCAATGCACTTGTCAACAACCTTGTTCGCCGTGGTCTTGCTGTCCGTACTGAGCAGGAAAAAGATGGTAAGGTTGTCAAGGTTATTTCCGCAACCAAAGAGGGTATGAAGTTCGATGTCGATACTCTCGCACCAGAGAAGGAAAGCGCATCTACCGCTTTCTAATTTCTGTTTGGTAGCATGAATTTAATTTTTATTTTTTTGTTAATTCTTTCTGCGTTCTTTTTCTTCTCTTTTGGATATTTCTTAAAATTCTCTGCGTTGGATAAGAAAGTCCAAGAGGTCAAAAGTAAGAAAAAGACGCAGTTAGATTTAGAACTACAGTCTTTGCGGGAAAATATTGATTCATTAACTTCTGTCTATACCTCATATCAAAATCAAATTAAAGATATGGATAAAGAATTACATAATGAATTTAGAAGTAAACGTGTTTTGCTTGAAGAATTGTATGCTAAAAAAGATAAAGAATTATCTGAAAATTACAGATTCAAGCAAGAAAGTTTGCAAATGGGCATTGAAGATTGCAAACGAAAATTACAATCTTATCAAGCTCAAGAAGCTGCGATTATTGAAGCTAAGCGTAGGGAGCAAGCCTTAAAAGATAATCCTAAAAATTATATTTTAGGTTTGACAGATGATGAAAAACATGACGTTGAGTTTCTCAATCAATTGCGTCCTAAGTTATTTTTCCCGCAGGTTGTAGGTAAGATTATTTGGTCTACTTTTATCCAAAATAAATTAAAAGCATTATCAGATAAATTGTTAGACGAAGATAGAATTTGCGGCATTTACAAAATCACAAATCTCCAAACAGAAGAATGTTATATAGGTCAAAGTGTAGATGTGCGGAAAAGATGGCAGCAGCATTGTAAAGAAGGTGTTGGAGCGGTTTCGGCGACTACCCGCAATCAACTATATAATGCTATGCAAGAATATGGAATTTCTAATTTCACTTTTGAGCTTTTGGAAAAATGTATGCCAGACGAACTAAATCAAAAAGAAGCATTTTATATTCAAACATATAATTCTAACAAATTTGGATATAATCAGACGAAAGGGAATAATTAATGGGTAAAGTTGTGATTGATGAAAATACTCCAAAAAATCCTTTAACTCTGATTGGTAAAATGATTGGTCCTTGTTACGGCAGCAATACGAACGATGATGAAAAAAATTATGTTCGTGGTTTACGTGCGGTCAAAGACGGTCATTTTCGTTGTTTAGAATATGCTACCGCTTGGTTTATTTTAAAAGGGTATTCCGCAAAAGTGATTAGAGAGTTCTATACTCATATTGGTGGTGCGCCTACCCGCACACAAGCATCTACTAGGTATATTAAATACAAACAATTTGATTATGTTATTCCTCCTGCTATTGGAAAAAATCCTATTGCTCTTGAACGATATTCTAAGTGTATGAAAGAGATTGCAGAAACTACAAAATTTTTGCAAGAAGAGTGCGGAATTAAGGCTGAAGATGCAAACATGGTTCTTCCGTTTGGTATGGGAACAACAGTAAGTTGTCATTTTAATGCAAGAACGCTTATGGCTATGGCAGAGCAAAGACTTTGTACTCGTGCTTATTGGGAATATAGAGAAATGATGCGGGACATTATTACCGCACTTTCTGAATATTCTGAGGAATGGGAAACAATTTGTGATATGTTCTTTAAAGTCAAGTGCGATAAAGTCCATAAATGTTTGGAACATCAATGTTGTGGCAGATGGCCGCAGAAGTTAGAGGGGTAATCCCAAGAGAAAGAAGGAAAATTGAAAAAGAATTGGACTAATCAAGTAGACATCCAAGGTTATATTTTCGATTTCGGTTCTGATGAAAGGCGTGGACTGCATAAGGCGGTTACTGGTCCTAATTCAAAGAATCCTGGAACAGAATATATTCAAGGCGATATTAATATTGCCACAGATGAAGATGCTACTAATGTTGTAACTGTTCATTATGCTTATGTTGTGCCAACATTCTCAGCTAAAGATGGTAAACCAGAGCGTGATAACCCCATTTATCAAACTCTAGCTAATCTCCTTGATACTGCAAAAACTTACAAGGAATTTGGCAAAGATGCACAAAAGGTTCGTATTTCCGCAGAGCTTGAAGCAAATGAATTCTATAATCGTGATGACGAGCTTGTAACTGCAAAGCGTATTCGTGGCGGTTTTATTCACCTCATGTCTCCAATGGAGCCAATCAGTAAGCCCGCAAAGTTTACTCTTGAATGCATTCTAGTTGGTTGCCGTGACAAGGAAGTCGAAGATGGCGATGATTATGTAATTCTTTCTGGTTTCGCTTTCAATTTCCGCAACGACCTTATTCCATTTGAGGTTGATGTTACTAATGAGGGCGGTAAGAATTATTTCCGTGGTCTTGATATTACCAAGAAGAATCCTGTAGCAACTAAGATTTGGGGCAATATCATTTCCAATATTGTTAAGTCTGAAAAGACTATTGAAAATGCTTTTGGTGAGCCAACAGTAGAAACAACTGAGCGTACCATTCGTTCTTGGTCTGTAACAGGTGCTTCCCCAGAAACTATGGAATATGGCGATGATACCGTTATGACCAATAAGGATATGAAGAAGCTTATTACTGCTCGTGAAGAGCGTCTTGCAGAAGAGAAAAAGCGTCAAGAAGAGTATCGTGCTTCTCAAAATAGCGGTGCTTTTGCTGCTACTGCTGCTCCAAAGGGTAAAGCAACTAAGGCTGCACAAGCTGATGAAACGGATGATGACGATTTTCCTTTCTAAAAACATATTGGGAGTACGATTGTATTCCCCTTTTCTATCTAACTATAAAAGAAAGGAATAATTATGGCGATTGACTTACTAAGTATTGAACCACACAAGGTAAGTAAAAATTTAAGTGGGTATATTACGTACATCTACGGCGAAGCTAAAATTTTGGCTATTTAATCGGTGACGATTATCTAAGATGCGGAAAAAATCTGGAATCCTAAAACAAAAATATGGTAATCAGAGGTGAAGGCTGTTGGTAAAAAAATAGCCAGCCGCAACGCATAGAAGATGAAAAATTAAAAGGAAGGTTGTTCTGGTGAATAACATTACTGAAAAACAAGAGCAAGAAGTGGTTTCTTTATATCAGCAAGGAAAAGGTTTACTATATTGCTCAAAAAAAATTTTTGGGGTAAGTAATACTGGTCTTATTAAGAAAATTTTAAAAAATAATGGAATAAGACCTAGAAATCATTATGAATCTATTCTATTATTACCTCAAAACAACGTAAAATACAAGCAAGATAAAAATTATTTTAAGAAACAAAGCTCTAATATGGCATGGCTTTTGGGTTTTATTGCCGCAGATGGTTGCGTTTCTTCTACTCGCAACCTTATAAGTATAGTGGTTGCCAAAAAAGATAAAGAAATCTTAGAAAAAATTAAAAATGAGTTATCTTTAGAGAATCCTATTAAAGAGTTTGAAACAAAAGACGGTTTTGAATCTTGCTCTTTAAAATGGACTTGTCAAGAGCATAAAAAAGATTTAAAAGAATATGGCATTATTCCGAATAAAACTTTTACATTGCAAATTCCAAAAAAATTAAATCATAAATTCTTTATAGATTATCTTCGTGGTTATTTTGATGGAGACGGTAGTGTGAATTTTATTAATGTTAATGGAAAGAAAAAATATACCGCTCTTAGATGGCAGGTATGTAGCGGAAATAAAGCTATTTTGGAATGGTTTATAAATAATCTTGAGAAAGATTATTCTATTCCTCCTGTAAAAATACAAACAAGAGTTGGGAAAAATCCTTTATTTTATTTCCAATACTCAACCAATGCTACTAAAAAAATCTTTGATATCCTTTATAAACAAGATTCTCTTTCTTTAAAAAGAAAAAAAGAACATTTTGCTTGTATTATTAAAAACTTTTAATTAATATAATTCTTCCAAGAGTCCGCACATCTGTTTAATATAGATGAAAAGATATGCTGAACTTATAAGAAATTATAAGAATTATAGGATAAAAAACCTATAAGATAACACTTTTGAAAATTGGCAAGACCTCACTTGCGGCGCAGGCAGAAGATTGTCTGTTAATTGCTACAGAACGTGGCTATAATGCAATTTCAGGTATTGTCCCAGTAGATGTACCAGATTGGCGTACAATGCGTCAAGTCTATAATGATTTAAAGCGCAAAGAAGTACAAGCTAGATTCAAAACTATTATTGTAGATACGGTTGATTTGGCTGCTGCTTATTGTACTAAGTATATTTGTAATCAAAAAGAAGTAGAGGACCTCGGCGACCTTGGTTGGGGCAAAGGCTATAAACTAATGCGTTCAGAGTTTGAAAGCGTGTTCAATGGACTTGCTCAACTTGGTTATTCTATTATTTTCATTAGTCACGTTAATCGTGCGGTAGATGAAAAGACAGGTGTTGTTACCATTGGTCCTACGCTTTCTCCTAGTCGAGTGAATGATATTATCCGCAACATGGCAGATATTTATGGATGGGCGCACTATTCAGATGATGAAAATTCTACAGGTGATAGGATTCTTACACTTCGTTCTGATTCTGATGATATTTCTTGCGGTTGCCGATTCAAATATATTCCTGCGGAAATTCCATTCTCTTACAATGATTTGGTTAAGGCTCTTAAATTTGCTGTTGAAGAAGAAGAAAAACACAATGGCAAAGATGCTGTAACTGATGAAAGCAATATTCCTGTTTATGAGCAAGAAGATGTTTCTGTTCTTCTAGAAGAGTTTAAGGAAACTCTTGCTCAACTGAAGAAGAATGTCACCAAAGAACGTTTCAATTCAAAGTGGGCGCCTTTCATCGGCAAACTGATTGTAAAGAATCTCGGTGAGGGTAAGAAGATTTATGATGCGACAAATGACCAGTATGAGCAAGTCGGTCGTATTATTGATGACCTCAAAGAAGAAATGGGTAATGGTATTTAATTATGGGCATTTCCCGCAGAGCTGTTAAATGTTTATATTGCGGGGAAACCTTTTATAGAGAAGTTGAATCCTATGAGAAAATAGGAAATAGATATGCTCATTCCAAATGCGCAGAAGAGCATAGGAAGAATGTCTCTGCGGAATCTTATAAAGATTTAATTCTTAAAAAGGTAAAGGAATATCTAGGAACTTCTTTTATTAGACAAAAAACCGATAGACAAATACAGTCTTTCCTTAAAGATGGAAAAACATTAGAAGGAATTTACCAGGCTGTAGTCTATTGGTTTGATGTTAAAAATGGTGATATTGAAGCTGCCAATGGTGGAATTGGTATTGTTGATTATATTTATGACGAAGCGATTAAATATTATCAGCGACTTGCGGAAAATGAGGAGCGATACAAAAACGTAGACGAGAATTTAATTCAAGTTTATGTAGACAAACGTTCTCAAATTGAAAAAACGCCAAAACGAAAGCCGTTTGCAGCTCCCGCAAGAAATAAGCTGTTTATATTAGATTAATTTTAGAATGGGGGTATTATTGACTGGTAGTAAATACTATGATTCAACATCTGCTATCCAAGTGATAGGTTGCATTTTAAATAATCCCCATTTATTAGACGAAGATGGTATTTATGATTTCCGAGCCGAAGATTTTAATAATGAGTTTCATAAAGTAATCTTCGGCTCTGTTTATAATCTTTACAACATGGGTGCGGAAAAGCTCAACACAAAAGTCATTGAGGACTATCTTTCTGAAAAGGAACATTCTTTCGCCACCTATAAAGCTAATCATGGTGCAGAATGGCTGCATCAAGTTTATGAACAAGCTGATATTCTAAACTTTAATTATTATTATTCTAGGCTCAAAAAGATGACTCTACTTAGAGCCTATGACAATATTGGGTTAGATGTTTCCTGGATTTATGACCCAGATAATATTATTGATTTAGAGAAAAAGCAAGAACAAAGTAAGTTATTAGATAATACGCCAATAGAAGAGATTGCTGATATGATAGACAATAGAGTTCTTCATATTAGAGAATACTTAGTTGACGGAGATATGGATGAATCTTGTCAAATTGGCGATGATGCGGAAAAACTGTTAGAAGAATTAAAGCAGAATCCTGCTATTGGTTATCCGTTATATGATAAAGTCTCTAGCGACATTGCGATGGGAGCGAGGACTGGAAAATTTTATCTGCGGTCCGCCGCCACGGGGGTGGGCAAAGCAATTCCAAATGATATGTTAATTCCTACTCCAAACGGTTGGCGAAAAGTTGGAGATATTAAAGTTGGCGATTATCTTTTTGGACAAAACGGGAAACCAACAAAAGTTCTTAATGTATTCCCGCAACCAGTAGAAAAAGAAATTTGGGAAGTTAGTTTTTCTGATGGTAGAGTTGCCAAATGCTGCGGAGAACATTTATGGGAATATCGTTATGACAAAAGTCATGGCGAAAATAGATATAGAGTAGAAGATACGGAAACGATATACAAAAGAGCGTTAGCAAGCAAATGGGGATTTAAAAGAAGTTCTGGCAAGGGGTATCGTTTCCATGTAAAACTTAATCAGCCTGTTGAATATGACAAAAAAGATTTCAAAATTGACCCTTATGTTTTGGGAGCGATTTTGGGAGACGGCAGTCTTAGATATAACAAAACTAATAAAAGTTTGTCTTTTTCTTCTGAAGATGAAGAAATTCCAACTATAATTAGTAAAAGACTTGGGGAAAATATCCGTTGCCACAGGAATAGTTTAAAAAACTATAACTGGTATTTTAAAGATGATAACAAACCACACCATCCTTTATGGGTAGAAGAAATTTTTAAAGATTATTCTTGCTTATTGAATTTAAAATCAGAAGATAAATTTATTCCGCAAGAATTTTTATATGGCTCTATAGAGCAAAGATTTGAACTATTGCAAGGACTTATGGATACAGACGGTTCTATTGACAAAAAAGGTCGTTTAAGATTTTCTACAATTAGTGAAAAATTAAAAGATAATTTTGTGGAATTGTGTCATAGTCTTGGTTTTGTGACATCCGTTGGGGAAGATTGTCGTACTGAACGATATACAACGGGAAAATGTTATGATGTCCGTATCCAATGTAAAAAATCATTAAAAGATAAGTTTTTTAAATTGACTAAAAAACTACAAATTGCAAAAGAATACATGGCTTCTCAAAAAAGAGAAGAACATAAAAATCACTTAGCAATAGTTGATATTAAAAAGACTTCCCAAAAAACAAACATGACTTGCTTTACCGTAGACAATAAAGACCATCTTTTCCTTATGAATGATTTTATTGTAACTCATAATACAAGAAACGCCATGGCAGATGCTTGCTATATGTCCTGTTCTTCTATATATGAAAATGGCGAGTGGGTAGACATCGGAGAAAAGATTCCCACTATCTTTATTTCTGTAGAGTTGGATAAATCAGAGTTACAAACAATGGCATGGAGTTTTGTCTCGGGAGTTCCAGAAAACCATATTCTTGAAAATAAATATGATTTTGGAGAATATGAGCGAGTTGTAAAAGCAATTCAAATTTTAAAAGAATCTAAATTATTTATCGAGTATTTACCAGATTACAATATGAAAGATATTGAAAATTGTATTAAGAGGAATATTCGTGTTAATAAATGTTCTTGTGTTTTTCTTGATTATATTACATCTTCTATGAAAATTATTGAAGAGATTACCCGTGCGTCTGGTGGAATGAAAATTCGTGAGGACCAGATTTTATTTTTGCTTTCTTCTAAATTAAAAGATATTGCGGGAAAGTATGGCGTATTTATTTATTCTTCTACGCAATTAAACAATAGTTTTAAACAAGAAAAAATTCTTGACCAAGGAATGTTAGCTGGGGCAAAGTCTATTGCCAATAGGATTGATTATGGTTCTATTATGGTTGATATGGTTCCAGATGATTATGAAGATTTAGCAGGACTTTTGGAAAGCCATCCAGAATTAGGCGTACCAAACATTAAACTTTCTATTTATAAAAATAGACGAGGGAAAATCAATAGGGTAATTTGTTGGCAACGTGCGGACAAGGGTACATCAAGATATAAAACATTGTTCGTGACTGATTACAATTTAAATTTAATTGATGTTTATGAAGATGGCAAGGTGGTGTAATGTGAGATACGACAAGCAAGAAGTAAAAGAATCCATTACATCAGAAGATGTTTTTAATTTATTAAGTTTCTTCGGAGGAGAGCCAGAAGAAAATGGCAACGCTATTATTTCTAAGACAATTTGTCACGGCGGAGATTCTAGAAAGCTTTACTACTATACCGATACAGGACTTTTTCATTGCTACACTCATTGTAATGATACTTTCGATATTTTTGGACTTATTCAAAAAGTAGAAAATTTTGATAATCTTAATCAAGCAATTCAATTTGCGGTAAATTTCTTTAATCTCCAAAATATTATTTTTGATTTAGAGGATAGTACCAAATTCAAAGAAGATTGGGAAATCTTTAAAAGATATGACAAAACACAAGTAGAATCAAAAAATCAAGATAAGATTATCTTGCCAGAATTTGATATTTCTATTCTCAATTATTATCCAAAACTTTTAATTCATGATTGGCAAAAGCAGAATATTTCAAAAGAAGTTTGTGATTATATGGGAATTTGCATTGACCCTATCGGAGGTAATATCCTTATCCCGCATCGTGACATTGATAATAGATGTGTTGGCATTAGGCAAAGAACTCTAATTAAAGAATTAGAAAAATCTAGAAAATATAAGCCATGGTGGGATGGGAAAACGTTGTACAATCATCCTCTAATGATGAATTTATATGGAATTGAAAATGCGGCGCAGCGTATTCAAGATATGCAAACAGCTATTGTAGTTGAAAGTGAAAAATCTGTTTTACAATTTCAATCATATTTTGGTACAGCTAACAACATTTGTGTTGCGGTTTGCGGAAGTTCAATTTCTAACTATCAATTTAATATTTTGAAAAATCTTGGGATACAAGAAATGGTAGTGGCTTTTGACCGAGATTTTGAAAATAATGATTATGAAAAGATACAAGAGGTCCAAGAGAAAATTGCAAAAGTAGCAAAGAAATTTTCTCCTTATGTTACCGTAAGCGTTGTTTTTGATAATGAGAATTTATTAGGATATAAAGATTCTCCCCTCGATAAAGGGAAAGATATTTTTAATCATTTATTCTCAAATCGTATCGTGCTGAAATAGAGGTGATTAAAAATTAAGTACAAAATTTATTTAGAAGAAGAATTTGATTCGCCCACGGAGCAAGTTCTTTGCGGGAGAGGAATCAAAAAAGAGGATATTCCGCATTGGTTGTTTGCGGGAAAAGAAGATATTAATGATTGGCGTCTTTTAGACGAAGATAAGGTAACCAAAGCCTGCGATATTCTTTGGAAGTGTATTAGCAATAACAAAAAAGTCCAGATTGTAGTAGACTGCGATTGCGATGGATACACCTCGGCTGCTATTCTAACTAATTGCCTATATAATTATTTCCCTATTTGGACAAATAATCATCTTTCTTATATCATGCACGAAGGCAAAGAACACGGCTTGTCAGATGTAATGGAAAAAATTGATGATGACACTAAAATGGTTTTTTGTCCAGATGGCGCATCTAATGATAGAGAGCAGCACAAAATTCTTGCGGGAAAAGGAATTACTTGTGTTACTCTTGACCACCACCAATGCGACCAAGATAGCGATTATGCTATAGTTATTAATCATCAAATCAATGATTATCCAGATAAAGCATTGACTGGTGCGGGAGTTACCTGGCAATTCTGTAGAGCTTTTGAAGAATTATACAATCTTGGCAGCTACACTCATAATTTAATTGATTTATGTGCTATCGGTAATTGCGGAGACATGGCTGATTATAGAGAAAATGAAATCCGTGCTATTATGAATATTGGCTTAACTCATTTTAAGAATCATTTTCTTCTAGGCATGACTAAAAAGAATGAATATTCTATCAATAAAATGAATGGAATTAATTATTATTCCATGGCTTTTTATGTAGTTCCATATATTAATGCCGCCGTTCGTTGCGGGACAATGGAAGAAAAAGAATTAATCTTTAAGGCAATGTTAACAGAATATGCAGATAAAATGATTCCTTCTTCTAAACGTGGCGAAAAAGGATTAGAAACTCCATGGTGGGTTGAAGCTGTCACAGTCATTGACCGTATCAAGCGTAGGCAAACTAAATTAGTAGACGAAACAATGGAATTTTTAGAGGATAAAATTCAAAAAGAAAATCTACTTGATAATTCCATTCTTCTGCTCTTGGTAAATCCAGGAAACGTTGAGAGAAATTTAACGGGACTTGTAGCAAATAAATTTATGGCTAAATACCAGCGACCTTGCCTTGTTCTTGTGAGAAGTAAATTAGCTACAGATACGGAAGATGTTTTCCGTGGGTCTGCCCGCAACTATTCTTTATCTGAAATTGAAGATTTGAAGTCTGTCTTACGGTCCACGGGTGACATGGAATTAGCAGAAGGTCACGAAGCAGCTTTTGGCGCAGCTATTAAATCATCTAAAATTGAAGATTTTATTCATGATACTAATGATTTATATTCAAAGATTGAC